TTTCAACAGCAAGACAATAAAGCAGACGACAAGGAAGTAGACAGAATGCACTACGAGATGTTAGATGCTGACTTAAAGGTAGAGTTAGACGAAGAAGTCCCTGCTCCTCCTGTTGCCTTGTCATTTGGAACTCACTCTTACACTACTAGAAAGGGAACGAAAACAGAAGAAACTCCGATTGCCACTTATGGTAACTTCAGCTTTATACAAGCTCCACCGAAGAGTTATAAATCTTTTTTCACATCCTTATTAGTTAGTGCCTTCCTCAAAGATAATAGATGGGCAGGGAAGAAGTTCAGTAGTTACAAGAAAGATAAAGATGTTTATCATTTTGATACTGAGCAAGGAAGATGGCATTGTCAACGAGGCTTTAGGAGAGTTTCAGAGATGGCTGATACTTTAGATGATTACCACACTTACTCACTAAGAACTATAGGCTATAAACAACGATTAGGCTTTATTGAATACGTTTTATCAAAAGCCAAAGAAGATAGCATAGGATTAGTAGTAATAGATGGTATTGCAGATTTAGTGTCAGATGTTAATGACATAACAGAATGTAATTTATGTGTGCAGAAGTTGATGGAATGGAGTGCAAAGTATAAGTGTCATATAATAACAATTATACACTCTAATCACAATTCAACTAAGCCAACAGGACACTTAGGTTCATTCTTAGAGAAGAAGGCAGAAACTCAAATCTCTTTAAATAGAGAAGAGGACAGTAAAATAGTTAATGTGTCTTGCAAAAGAAGTAGGAATTATGGATTTGAAGATTTTGATTTCTTTATAAACAGATTCGGATATCCTGAGGTGATTGATGCAAGTACACCCGATATAGATTTTTAATAATAAATAAAAACAGATTATGAATTTAAGTGAAAAACAATTAGAAGAATTAAGAGACACAGTATCAAAGCGTAAAGCTATATCAGAAGAAATAGGTCTGATGGAGTTCGGTAAAGCAAGGCTTATAAATGACTTTGCATTTTACGAGAACAAGTACAACGAGTTTGCTGCTGAGATGAAGGAGAAATATGGTGATGAGGTAGAGATTGATTTAGCTAGTGGTGAAATCAAAAATGCTTCAAATACTCTTAAAGCAGAGTAGTAGATGCTAGAAAGATTAGCTGAAAGACAAGATGAGTGGGAGAATATGGTTAGGGCTTTAAGATGCCCTAGCCATTTGGTAGGAGATGTAGTTCAAGAAGCATATTTAAACATCCACAAGTACGGAAAAGAACACAAAGTATTTAATGAAGAAGGAGAAGTAAACAAGTTTTATATGTTCGTTACTTTGAGAAACTGTTTAAGAGTAGAGTATAATAACAAGAACAAGTATGTATTGTATGAAACCTTTTATTCAGAGGAGCAAGAAAGCGTAGCAAACGAATTGTACGAGAAAGCATTTAACGACCTTTTAAGAGGTATTCAGAATGAATCGGACAGTTGGGGTGCATATAACTCAAAGCTCTTTAATTTATACTTTAAAACTGATTTATCAATGAGGAAAATATCTAAGGGTACAGGAATTGGAGTTACTCATATTTATAATTCAATAAAAAGATATAGAGAAACTATATTTGATAAGTTTGAAGACGATTATAATAATCTTGGTAAGATAGAGAAAACCTTAAATTATTAATTATGAAAGACGAAAGTTATTACGAGAATTTAGACAAGCGTACCAAAGAGTACAAGACTTGGGTTGCTATCAAGCAATCTCAAATAGACAACCAAGTTACAGGAGCAGGAGATGTTGTAGAAGCATTTACAAAAGCTACAGGAATCAAAACTGTAGTTGAAAAGTTCTTTGGAGAAGACTGTGGTTGTGGTGATAGAAAAGACCAACTTAACGAGATACTTCCTTTTGGAATATCAGCAGTTAACTGTTTAGAAGAAGAAGATTACAGTTATTTAAAATCATTCTTCGCTAGACCTAGAACTAGAGTTGATGCTTCTCAGCAGAACAGATTAGTTGACATATACAATCACGTATATGGAGCTAATATGCTACCTCCTTCGGGATGTGCTACCTGTTCACATAAAGGCTTTATTAAAGCTGTAAACAAGTTGCATAAGTATTTTGATGCAGCACAAACCTTAATAGATACTACAGATGAAGAAGAGTAGAAAAGAAAGAAAACCTAATTTAAAGCCTGTAGGGCAGAGAGCAAGACTCTCTGTCCGAGAGCAGGAGATTATCAATAACCTAAGAGCTGACACTTCTAACAGAGTTTTAGTTATAGGTGATGTACACGCTCCATTTGAGAGAAAAGATTACTTACAGTTTTGTATAGATACTTACAAGAAGTACGACTGTAACACGGTAGTTTTTATCGGAGATATAATTGACAATCACTATTCATCTTATCACGAGACAGATGCAGATGGATTAGGTGGAGGTAAAGAGCTTGACTTAGCTATTAAGAGTATCAAGAAGTGGTACAAAGCTTTTCCTGATGCTTATGTTACTGTAGGTAATCACGATGCAATTATTATGCGTAAGGCTCAAACATCTTCTATTCCTTCTCATTGGATTAAGAACTATAACGATGTTCTAGGTACTCCTAATTGGAAGTGGGTTACTGATGTTGTTATTGATGATGTGAGATATGTACACGGACATAAATCTTCTAAGGCTCGTACAGCAGCTAAGAGAGATATGCAGAGTACGGTAACAGGACACTATCATACAGATATGTACTGTGAGTGGATGTTCGGTGCTCAGAAAGCAGTATTTGCTTTAGCAGTAGGTTGTGGTATTGACTCTAAGAGTTATGCTATGGGCTATATGCAAGGAGGTAAGAAGGAAGCTTTAGGATGTGGAGTTGTATTGGACAACGGTAAGACTCCTATCTGTGTAAAGATGGACTTATAATGAAGTATAATAATGATTTTAAGTACGACTTAAAGGTCGGTCAAGCAAAGGAGCAGGAGTTGGGTTCTATATTCAACTCCTCTACCGTGGAAGTTAAGTATGACTTACAGGCTTTAGATACAGGTAATGTGTATGTCGAATACTATTCAAGAGGAAAGTATAGTGGTATAAGCACTACAAAAGCAGATTATTATTGCTTTTGTTTTGGAGATACATTTCATTTGATATCTACAACTAATCTCAAGGAAAGATGCAGAAAGTATTTAGGCAGTAAGAGAGATAGAAGGGGCGGAGATAGTAATACTAGCAAAGGTATTTTGCTTCCCTTAAAAGAATTATTATAAAATAAATGCGACTTTCCTTGTGGGAGTCGTTTTTTTTTCGTATATTGCACCCATCTTAGAAATAGATATACTCGGAGTCTGTTAAGCGTACAGAGTTAAATGTCCAAAGAGGAAACCATCCGAGTTATATCATTAAAACAATAACAATGACATCAGCAGAGAAAATGCAACACAAAGCCAACATTATATCAATGTTAGGTATTTTAAAGTTATGGCAAGACAGAAGCGTAGAAGCTAATAAGCCTAACAAAGAACTAGACCAACTTTCATTAATATCACTAGAAATAGTTGATTACCTTGAAGGTATGGAAAGACAGATAGAAGACTTGAAAACTCAGAACTATCTAATGTTAAAAGAAAAGAATAATATAATACTAAACCTTAAAGAAAATGAATAATTTATTTAATTACCTATCGAACGTTCCACAAGACAAGTTGTTACACTTCTTTTACGGAACACTAATAGCAGCTCCTTTAGTTGCTTTTACAAGTCCATTAATCTCATCAGCAGTAGTTATTTTTATAGCTCTAGGAAAAGAGCTTTACGATGATTTAAGTGGCAAAGGAAATATAGAAGCTGCTGACGTTGTTTTTACTGTGGCTCCTGTAGTTATTATGAACATAGCAAAATATATTTAATATGAATAGTTACGATAAATACGATATGATAAACGGAGAAGACACTAACTGTACTAGATACCAATCTTGTGACCATTGTGATTGTAGTGATAATTACTACGATACATTGGAAGAAGACAGAAACTTTGAGTTAGAGCAACTAAATAGTCAGATTGAATCTAAGGCTCAGAAGAGAAAAGATACTCCTGTGTTTAGTGGTGTATTAAAATACTTTCCTAACGCTCTTAAAGAGGTTGCTAAATGCTCTAAAGCAGGTAATGACCAACATCATCCTGAGAAGCCATTGCATTGGGATATGGATAAGAGTAAAGACGAGTACGATGCTTTAACAAGACACTTAATAGACCATACTGTAAATCCTTTAGATGATGACGGTGTGTTGCACTTGACAAAAGTAGCTTGGAGAGCTTTAGCAGGATTAGAACGTTACTTAACAGGTAAGCACTAATGATAGCTATATTCGACATAGATAGTTTGATATACGAAGCTTGTTATGGTGCTGTAGACTTTGATGATGCAACAGAAAGTTTTTGGAGTAGATATAATGACGCTGAGTATAACTTACAAATGAAATACGGTAGTATTGATATGATTCCTGTAGGGTTTTGTAGAAACAACTACCGTAAAGTAGTTGATTCTACTTACAAGATGAATAGAGCGGGTACTCCTAAGCCTGAGCATTTTGATGAGTTAGTTCAGCACGTTAAAGACAACTTAGATGTCCAATCTCGTAGGGGTATTGAGACTGATGATTTAGTAGCTAAGTTCCATAAGCATATAGGTTATGATAAGTCAGTAATAGTTTCTGTAGATAAAGACTATAAGCAGTTTCACGGAACTATGTTTAACTATCGTAAGAGAGAGTATGATTACACTTCTAAGGAAGAAGCTTTATATAACTTTTGGGAGCAAATGGTTTTAGGTGACCGTGCTGACAATGTTTTAGTGTGTAAGGGCTATGGTGCTAAGTGGTGTGAAAAGAACCTTAAAGGTAAGAGTGAGTTTGGTATGATGAGAGTCGTTTTAAGCTTGTATAAGCAACTTTATAAGAGCAAAGGTCGTGAGAAGTTAATCAAGACTTATCTGCTCCTTAAACTTAATGTATTTTAATATGGATTTTTATAAAGGAGATACAATAGAAGAAAGGATAGATAATGCGTTCACAATGTTTTATTTTAATCTAATGTCAAAAGATTATACGATAGAGTATTGTGAGCGTGAACTCACTAAACAAGTAGGTTTAGAGGAGTATGAGATAGCTGAAGGAATAAAGAAAGCAATTAATTTTTACAGAAATAACCCACAGGATTTGTATATATGAAATAATTTTCGTATGTTTGCAGAACAATAACTAAAAACAAGTAATATGATACAGCAGAATAACGACCCCGACCACCTCAAAGAAATGTTCAAGCAAAGTCTTATACCTAGTGATGAATATTACTTCAGATTAAAAGCAAACGAACTAAACATTAACACATATAAACAATTATAAAATGGGAAGACAGAAAGAAAGAAGTTACCGTAAAGAGTTAAATGAGATTTATAATTTCATTAACGATAAGTTTAGAGTTGATATATCAGATAAGAAGAGAAGTAATCATTATGTGGATTTAAGAACTCTGTTCTTTAAGATGGCTACAGATTATACTTCAGCTACAGTTCAAGAGATAGGCTCTATAGTCAAGAGAGACCACTCAACAGTAGTTCACGCTAGAAACAATCTATTTGATTATGTTATGAGTAAAACTGCTATTAAAGAAGCTTATAATGATTTCTTTGGTATAGAGAATGAAGAGAAGTCATCTGTAACTACTCTTACAAGGCTAAAGAAGATAGCAGAATCTAAGAGAATGGAAGAGATAAACAACTCAGGCTTAACTAAGAATGAGATAGCTTACAGGAAGTTAACAGATTCTCAAAAATCTGTTTACGACCAAAGGGTTGAGTTGATATTAAAAAGTTTTGAATGGAAAGAGTACAATACTACATTTGAAACTATAAACGTAGGATTAAGTTCTAATTAAAAACCAAAGATTATGAAGATATTTAAACAAAAGTTATTTCAGTTAGTATTATTAATGGGTTTAGCAATAGTTATGTTTAGTTGCTATCCTGTTTGTCAAGACTGTGTAACTTACACGAACCAAACAACATTTGAATCTACAACGATATGTTACGATGTAGAATGTGAGTCTAATAACTAAAAACTAAAATATGAAATTTGATTTGAATTACGTAGATGCTATAGAAGTTGATGGCATCGATACAAGGGATTATCCTGACTTCTGTGATGCTTTTATAAGCTATGCAGAGTACAAGGGAGTAGAAATGACAGACGAAGAGCTTGAGTATCTTAATGAGACTGAGGGATTTGTTTATGATTGTGTAATGAACCATTTATTTTAATATGAGAGATACAAAAGTAGTAGAAACAGTAAAAGATAATTACCTATTAATAATAGAAGGTAATACAATAGGAGAGTATGAGAGAAGTCAATTAAGACATCTTATAGAGATAATAGATAACAACATAGCGTTATAATATGGCTAAGAAAGTTGAAACAGATTATTTGTTTGACCCTGAGCTTATAGATGCTATTAAAGACTGTTGGGATAGGGGTTGTTACTTCTATCCTGTTGTCGTTGAAGGACAGTCTAAAGCTCTTAAAGTTGTGCCTAAGGTTAAGATACAATTTAAACAAGGTAAGCTAATAAGAACAGGTGATGTTCTTTATAATCAAGGTGATGAGCTTTATGAAAAGATTAGGGAATTATATCTGCATAAGTACAAGCAACTGAACAAAACAGACTAAAATTTATATTATAGTATGAATAACAACAATAAAAGACCCAATGATGGGAGACGCAGTAACAAGCGTAAGGTTAGAGTTAAGGTAATACCCGACAAGAGTTTACCTGCTCCTATTGTAACTAAAGCTAAGAAGGATAGAGCTAAGAAGTTGTCAGGTAAAGCTATTAAGAACATATTTGGCTCAGAAGATGGTATATGGGATAAGTTAGCTGAAATGGCTATGGAAGGCAATATGAAAGCTATGGAGAAGATAATGGAGTACCAATATGGTAAATCAGGAGAACGTAAAGAAGAAAGACAGGTAGCTGCTAAAGCTCCTGTTATTCAGTTTAACGTGCCACAGCCTAAAGAAGATACTCTAGACATAACACACGAAGAAGAATGAGTAAAGTAACTCTAAACCCTAAATACATTCCTTTGTTTGAAGGAAAGACTAGGTACTATATAATCACAGGAGGTCGTGGTTCAGGTAAGTCTTATGGTGTTG